CAAAAATCATCGTCCTCATCTCTAGGGACAACAACTGCCATGGTATAGTCTTTAAACATATCAAGTTGTAAAGGTTCAAAATAAGTATCTTCTCCATCAGTATTGATGTACTGTGGGTTAAAAGTTTCATTCATTAATTGAATTGTCATTAGTTATCTCCTTTGTTATATTTATATTATCCTAACCACTCGATTGAGTAGTCTGGCTCTTCCTTACCTTTAACCCATTTCTCTAAATCATCAGCTAATTTCTTTCTGACAAGTTTAGTTCTTAGGATTTTAATAAGAAACTTTGCTTGATGTCTGTTTATCCTTAATGCATCGTCAATGAATATATCCTCAAATGGATACTTAAATTTTCCAGACTTTAGTATTCTATTAAATTTGTTTTTTCGGTTCACGATACTAATCGTTTGACCTTTATATCGTTCTCCACCCCAACTTCTTTTAAGACCAATGTTCTTACTAGCAGTTGACTTTATTACAGTTCCCATTAGTTATCTCCTTTGTTAATACACTATTCTAAAGCTGATAAGGGAAGGAAATATAGAATACCCTAGAATAGTGTATAAGTTATTATTATTAATCAAGAAATATCCCAAAACTCTCGGAAAATTCCTCGATGATTCCAGACTAACCGAAACTCCGACCGATTGCAAGACCTTTTTTTGCCCATAATTAAATACATGTTATTGATATATAATGGTTTTCCTGGTTAATGTGTTATATATATACCTGGTGTCTTATAAGTATATCGTAATGTGTTAACGCGTTAATGCGTTATAGGGATGCGTCTCTTCTGCGTATGATACTAAACATTCATTTATCTTAAATTTTATAATTAGCCTTGAATCCTAATTAGAACGGTTCTAAACAACCTTGGAAAGCCACGGTGAGCAAGGCTTTCAAGAATAGGCTTGACTATTAGTTGGAATTTGTTAGGCTAAAATTGTGGATTAGTCCCCACAAACCTAGTTTAGAATGGTTCTAAATTAGAATATTAACCTTTACAAAGGATGTAAAAAATGACTAAAAAAGAAACAGTAAAAACTGAATCTATAAAAACTGAGTCTGTTAATGGCTATGCAATTATTAGCATAGGAAAAGCCAAGGTTTTTTTAAATCAACTAAATCATAAAAAACTTTTGGCAAGTTTTGACGACCCATTTAAAACAAAATCTGACAAATACGACTTCTTTAGTTGGGATTTTGTCGGTTCTAATAATAACTTGGTTTTATTTGCAAGTCAGTTAAACAAGGCTATGAGTTTCACCAATTGGCAAAAGTTTTTTACTAAGCTTGAGACTCCAAAAACTAATATCAATTATCAAGGTATTATGGCTTTAGGAAAAGCTTTATCTAATGGTCACGGAATCGAAAAGCTTAAGGACGTGCCACCTAATACCAACGTGGCTAGTAGTCCTACTGCTAATTGGACTCCACCTAATCTAGATACTTCAGAAATTGTCAACCAAGTAATTAGACAATTAAAAGAAGGCGTTTTAGATAAATAAATAATTAGCTTGACTTTTTAAAAAGACTTCCTCTCAGAGATGGGGGGAGGTCTTTTTGCTATGGGGGACGGAAAAATTACACCGTGCAGCAGCTTTTATATATTGTGTCTACCATAGATAAAATGAGCAGATTTTCAAATATGACCCCTTACTTGTAAATCTAGGGTACCCATACCCCCACCTAAAACTTTAGCCTTTGTAAAGACACCGATCATAAACTTCCCTTGCTCTAAGCCGGGTCTTACCGTGTAGTGTTTACCACTAGTCTGGCAAAAGAATTCTACATCTGTAAATCCTGCTTGTTTACCCATAGCCTCAAACTCGGCTGGGGTGTAATGCTTATAATGAAACTCATTGATTGGTGGTAGTTGGTGGGGTCGTACACATTCGTTCGGAGACGACACTATAAATATATCGGACTTCTCCGCAGCCAGGTCAAATACATCTTGCGCCAACTCTGGTGGTATGTGTTCAATAAACTCAAACGATACGACAGCATCATAGACGGGTCTTAACGTGTGTGGATCCAACTTGGTAATGTCAGTGACAATGTAGTTAACCTTACCGACATCACGGCTAAAAGCTTCTTCAAATACGTCATGCGCTTCTGTTGATTTATCAATGCAGTCAATCGAGGCGCATAATAAGTTATGCATAATCACGGAACCATACCCAATACCACAACCAATATCTAAAATGTTTTCAGGTTTGAGATCCTTTAATTTCTTGACGGCAAAGTTATATCGTTCTAAATGATCGGCCCTAATATTATTAGGATCCATAATACGTTCTACCATTATACATCTACTTTCATAATACATCCTTGTTTCCAAGAACGAGCCATAGGTATGACTTTACGTTTAAACTTTAGACACCATTCACTTAAAGCTTTCCATTCTCCCTCCTCCCACTTTGGATATGGGGATATGTGGGAGGGCAGAAGATCATCAAAGCGCAATAAGGTACCACTAACAATCTGATCATTAAGTAGTGATAGAATTGTTTGCGTAGACTTATATAAATCGCAATCGATATTGATAAATGATATGTGTCCTGTGTGGTCTTTTTTCCAAGTAGGTATCGTATCTTCAAACCATCCTTCATGTAAGACAACATTAGGCACAACTTGAGGTAATTCTGATACGGCAAAGTGTCCCTTCTCAATAACTTTATGACCCATAAACCATTGTTCAGGTAATCCTTCAAAGCTATCGAAACCATGAAAGGTTACTTTCTTATTTAGACTGGCTAGATAATTTATAGACTTACCTTCAAACACACCAAACTCCATGTAATGTCCTTTAGGATTTTGAATGTTTTGCATACAGAACTGATATTCCATCACTCGATGGTCTAAAAGAACCATGGGTTGGTACAAAAACTCTTCGGGTCTCATAAACTGGATCATAAACAATCACTTGCATATTGTCAATTAGTCGTTTATATTATTCCTACCAGTCGAATCCACTTAGTTATGTCCTAATTTGACTAAGTTTTAAGCTTCATTTGTCTCCTACAGCTTTGGAATCCTGGTATATGAAGAGAAGGGAGTGATGGTTGTGGGTTATTATCCTCCCTTCAAAGTTTTTAAGACTATGACAAAGAAGAAAGTACATATTCTCTACGGTAAAATGACAGAAGAAGAGCTAATTAACTTGCATAAAGTTAAAAGAGAGGCGAGAATATATGGAGGTGGTGAAGAATTAAGAGAAATACAGAAAGAATTAGAGCGCCGAAGACTAAGACGGATACAAAAACACAACCCAGAGGAGTATGAAAAGAGAATGTTAGAAAAACCAGAAAATAATAACGTAAAAGTTCCTACATTTCGTGGACTCACAGCTATGCAAGAGAAATTTTGCATGGAATTTGCTGGTCATGGGGACGAAGTCAAGGCATATTTAGCCGCAGGGTACCAACCAGACAAGAATGATGCACGAACAAGAGCCAAAGCTAGAGTAATTATGAAAAATGAAAAGGTTATGGAGAGAATTAAAGAGTATCAAGACGAAGCTGTAACTAAAATTACGTGGACAAAAGAAAAAGTTCTTGAAAGACTAGCAAAAGTTTACAATGAAGCTATGCAAGACAGTGATTTTACAAATGCAAACAAATCTATGGAACATATTGCTAAACATTTAGGCATGTTTGTAGATAAAGTAGAGCAGACTGTAAAGACAACTGGCTTTGAGAGTGGTGATAAGAAGAAAGACGTGGAAAGACTGGTAAAAATTGCAGGTCTCAAAGTCGTATCGTCAAACAATGACCCTAAAAAGTAATGAATCTATAAGCGACGAGGATATTGCCAAGCTTCGTCACCTTGCATTCCAAAATGTTCGTGATAATTTCTCTGGATTCATAGAAGCCTTTGCCCCAAAGCTTGTTGCTGACTTTAAAATGGGTAAACACATAGATGTTATCAGTAAAAAACTACAACAAGTCGAAGAAGGTTCTATTAAAAGATTGATGGTGTTCTTACCACCACGTAGTTCTAAATCTTTAATCTGTTCTAAACTATTTCCCGCTTGGTATCTAGGTCGCCACCCCAATCATGAGATACTATCGGTATCACACAGTGATCAATTAGCCTCTGACTTTGGTAGAAGTGTAAGAGATGTGGTAAATGACCAAGACTATCAGTCAATATTTGAAGGAGTCAAGTTACGATCTGATGTTAGAGCTGCGGGTAAGTGGCAGACAAACAAGAACGGTGTGTATGTAGCAGCAGGTGTACGAACACAGATAGCTGGTCGTGGTGCACACGTAGCTTTACTTGATGACGTAATGTCAGAGGAAGATGCCTTTAGTGAAGCGGGCCGTCGCTACATTAAAGAATGGTATCCTGCTGG